ACCGGATACTTCCGCTAGATTGGTGAAGTTTGCGTCGACTTCGTTATTTGTAAGAGGCGAGCCCTTACCCGCTCGGGTAACAATATCAACCATACAACACTACTCCAAAATTTAGCTAACTGTGATCGCCCATGTGATGCTCATGGCGTCATCTGCGCCTTTGTTAACAACAGCGAACACGGTACGGCACAACATAGTACCGGAGGAAGAAGCGTTGAAAACGCCAGCCTCAACAACAGCACCAGTACCTGTACCAGCAGGGAAGCTAGCTACATAAGTAACAACAGCGCCGGAGGATGTAGAAGATGACAACGCAACACGGCCCAATTCAGCGCCTAAAGCAACGTCGTTAGTCGCAGCTGCTGTATTGTTAGAACCAATAGCCATGTGAGACATAGCAGTCGGTGTGCCAACAATGCGTGATGCAATGAAGGTTTTACCTGTCGCAACGACAAGGTTTTTAATCTCGCGGCGATCTTTGATCTGGCCATCGGGGCCAGTGATTTCGACGACTACGTCGCCAGTAACTTTGAGTTGGTCGTTTAACATGGGGGCTCCTATGAAAATGTTCGGGATTCACCGACGTAGTCTTCTGCGAAGTATGACAGATCGCAGTAGTTTTGGGAAGACAAACTACCACTGCTGGCCAAAGATACCGAGTCGGCTTTGTTCGCATTCCAAGCCCTCGTGCTGGTGTCAGCAACAAAAACCAAGTTGGTTACGTATTTTACAGCTTGGTAAGTGATATTGTCTGCAAGATCGGCGCTATCATTCATCGCAACGCCGTCGTTGATTACTCGCCCGATGATGCGGCTAGAGAAATCAGAAAGCACAAGGCTATCAAACACGCCTTTGTCAACAACTCTAGCCAAAGAATCGGAGTGACTAAAGGCGTCTGAGAAAACTTTAAACGTGTTTCTGACCGCAAAATCAGATAGCGGGAACGAATCCACCAGTGACTTACCAGCGTCTTTGGCTACCAAATCAGTGTGTGTAAAGCTATCAAAAAGCGCCTTAGAAGTGTCCCGAGATATGCTGTCCGGCACATAGAACACATCCGCGGAGTGTTTTCCCAGATTAAATTGAGTCGCATCCACCGTGCCAGCGCTGTCAACTAGTGCTTTACTAAATACGGTACGGAAGGTTTCTTGAAGGCTAACCGAGTGTGTGTACGCCAGTTGGTACAGAAATGTTGGAGCGGTGTCAGACAGAGAGAACGAGCTGGACAGAGGTTTGGTAAACCCCTTAGCTGCAGAATCATTCAGTGCAAAATTATCTGCAAGAGGGCGGCTAAAGGTAAACGAAACTTGGTGGGCGAAATCGATCGTGTCTGTAAAATTACGAATGTACTCAAGCGTGCGGATGATAAAGTCCGGCAAAGACACACTGTCAGTGTAGGCAAGCTGCGTGTCAATGCTTGTAATATAGTCTGTCGGCGCAAACGTGTCGGTAAGCGCTTTCTGCGTCGATCTAAACGATGCGTCAGCTACAAAAACTTCTTCAGGGAAAAACTGGAACCGACCAGACGTATCAAGGTACGCGGCAGACGCTAGCAGTATGTAGTTCAGGTTAGCCGCGGGTACTATCACCGTCACCGATGCACCAGCAACAACGACAGAAGTAGCAGCAGCTAAAAGTGCAGCCGAAGTCTCGGCTACAGGCGCTACGATGACGACGCTTGCCCTTGCTCTTGTAACAGCCGTTGAAGCCGTTAGAGCAGTTCTGACAACCGTCACGCCCATTAGAAGTCCTCGCGCAGCTTAAACTTCAACAAGTCGTAAACAGTTTGGATCGTCGTGTCAGCAAATGTGATTTGGATTTCGCCCTCGTAGTCGCCGGCCTCACCAGCAAGCATCTCAGGGGCAGAAGCAGGGTAGAACGCGACTTGGCCGTTAGCGCCGTCAGTCACAGAACCGGTCACGGTTGCTGTCAATGTCTCTGAGCCAACTGCTCGAAATTTAAGCAGCACGGTAGCGCCGGTCAACGCAATTGGCAAACCAGTAATCTCATCGGTAATGTTGCAGACTAGCGCAGGTTTGGTGTCGCCCTGTACGAGTTTAATTTTCTCGGCCATGTGTCACCTCAGATTTTAGGCGCTACGCCTGTTGTACCAGCCATCTCAGTTGTCAGTGCAGCTTGGAATGCTGCGTAGTGAGCCTGTGCGCGTTGTGCGTTACCAGCGTACTCGCTGTCCTTGGTGTAGGCGCGGTACAGGATGTAGTCGGCCAAGACGTTACCGTAGATGTCAGGCAAGCTGATATTACCCGTCACAGCCGTGTATAGAGCGCCGTCAGCGGGCTCCGTGATGTCAGTTGGATAGGCAGAGTACACAATCTCCACGGAAGCGCCTGTAGAGGCTGCTGGTGGGTATACGTAGAACACCTTGGGGTCACGAGCATCGTACATGTAGTGCAGAATCTCAGTCACGCCTGTCAGGTTGTACCAGTTGGGGCTCTGTGTGTCCAAGATGTTGCGCACGGTCATGCGAACAGAACGCTTTGTACCAGCGGTATTACGAATCACGTCGATGAGTTTGGAGCCGTTAGTAGGAACAGCTTGTTTCGCCCCAGCAACTAGAGCCACTGTGGCGTTAGTCACCATCGAGTCAGGGCGGTACAAGACCACTTCACGCTGACCATCATTGAGGTAACGAACAAGTTCAGCCACTGGCCAACGCACAGACGTGTTGTCCTGCATTGTCTCAACGACACGACGGATGATTGATTGTGCTGCAATGGTCATGATTTACCTCAAGCGAAAGGACGATAGCGAACGCGCATTGAGCCACGAACTGATCCGTAGTTTCCTTCAATGCGAGCAGAATTAATTTGGCGTGCTACAGAGTCCATGAGTTGCTGGGCTCGAGCAAAGTTTGTAAAAGGTTGATCTGGAATCTGCATCGCACGGGCGATAGCGCCAGAGGCAACTGCATCACTCCATGTGTTAAACAGGTCGTCGTCCAGCTGAGTCGCAGTGATCGCAGGACGTAAAGTGACGGCCACCACAACGGTGTACTTGCCATCAGGTGGAGGGGACAGCTTCAGCGTAAAGACGTTGTCAGTGCGGTCAGTGTAAAAACCGCGTGGCTTCGCTTGTGCTGTGGGTAGGTCGTTGCGAATGGCTTCGAACAGACCAGCAGAGAGTTCTCTACCGTCAACCGCAACACTCATTACACGATCGATCTCGTGGTTTGCTGTAGGCGGGTCTAGGTCATACTGGGTTACACCAGCGACAGTTTTGAATGAATCGAGGTTCTGGCGCAGAACTAACGAAGACTCAGCAAAGTCAATCGCAGAACTGACCAAAACCTGATTCACCAAAGGCTCCGAGCAGCCGGGTAAATACGGCAAGATTCTGGAATAAAAAACGCTCAGAGGTTGCATGATGTACCTTATTCGGTAGCTTGTGTGAGGCCAACTTCTGGCTCACCGGTAACTTCAACAGATTCTAACAGTTGTGTTTTACTTTTGCGAGTTTTTGTTGTAGCTTCAGCAGCAGCCAAATTGGAATGCTCGTTAGTCAACAAAACACCACGATCGGTCAAAACCCATTCTTGGTCTTCCAGACGGGCAACAATGACGATCTCGCCTTCAATGTAAACGCGGATTTTGTTGTTCAGGATTTCGCCACCGAGGCGTTCCATCAGTTCAAGAGCGGTCATAGTATCTCCAAGGTTAAAACAAAAAAGGGGCCCGAAGGCCCCCTCTTTATACCACTATCAGGTGGCTGAGCCAACAACAGCAGTTACCATGGCTTCAGGCTTAACAACCTTGCGGCCATAAACAGCCAAACCGCGGACGATGTCGCCGAAGTCAGTCTGGTTACGCAGGGGTTCTGTCTTGTTAATGGTCATCGCGAAGGAAGTGGCATGCTTAGTACCAGCAACCATCAAACGACGAGCCTTAGCGTTGGTGACAGCGCCACCAGTAGAAGTAGCGGACAAGCCAGCGACCAATGCCTTACCTGCTTCGCCGCGTGGCAACAAGTTAGACACATAGACGTTGAAGCGATCCAACATACCGATCTTGCCGGTACGGATGGTGCTTGACTGGTCGCCAGTGAAGTACGCCTGAGCGATGTTAGATTGCATCAACAGGTGACGATCGAATGGGCTGAGAACCAAGAAACGGCCATCTTCAGGAACGTTCTGCTCGTCCAAGACTGTAGACATGCGAAGAATACACTTCAACACGTTTTCAGGAGTGGCTTGGTCGATAGGAGCAACGTCTGTACCCAAGTTGTAGGCAGCAGAAATCTTACCGGCAGTAGCGCCTTCGTTTTGAGCAGCAGGGCCTTCGGTCACGAAGCTGTTGAAGAACACTTCGTTTTCGATGGAGATTTTCAACTGCTTGGCAGCGTCTTCTGTGAACATGTTCATCAAGTTCATGTCGGACTGATAGGCCAACACGTCATTGACTTGCACGCCGAAGTACTTGCCCTTGTTCACTTGCATATCTTGGAATATAGGAGTGGGGACTTCGTACGACAAAGACTGACCAACAGTGTAGTCAGAGATGCTGATGGAAGGAGCCAAACGAATACGGACGGTATCGCCTTGGTTCTTCAATTCGCCTTCGTAGTCAGTGTTAGTGACTTCAGACAACATGGTGTTCTGGTAGAACTTAGCCAAGAGTTTGCCTGACCACAGGGTGGGGATAAAGGCACCAGAGTAAGAAGGGTTGGTGTCAAATGCACCAGAGCCCGTGACGGGGAAAACAGCAGCCATTTTGGCCTCCTAAATAAAAACAGGTTGGGTAAACGCTGCCTTCAGAAATTACGCTCGAACGCGACCTTCTCTGTAAGCGGCATCAATTTCAGCTTCAAGTTTCATTGCCTCTTCGCGCTGCCCTCTAGAGCTCAGTTCAACAGACTTCTGGAACATCTTCTGGACTTGTGCGTCCGTGTATGTCTTAGCGGCTGGTGAAACTGGTGCATTAGCTGCAGAACGTTGTGGCTGGATTTGTTTTTCAAGCTCAGCGGCTTTATCGCTTGGTTGCTCTGCAGGGGCAATGCTCGCTTTGAACATCCCAATGTAGTGTGCAACGGCTTCGGCATCGCCTTGGTTGAACGCTTCTTGTGCGACAGATTTTCGTGGTGCTCGGAGCAGAGGGTCAACCTCGTTCAGCCAGCCAATCCAACGTTCGTCGGCGTTAACTTTCTGAAAGTCTGGTACCAAACGGTACAGACGTTGCTCGAAGGATGCCTCTGATACTTGAGAGCCGGTCGTGTTCAGCTGCTCGCGCAACTTCTCATTCTCAGCCTTCATAGCGTCGAGTTCACCTCGAAACTCTGCTGCCACTTCGCGGGCAACCTTGCGTTGGACTTCAATCAAGTCCTCACCAAATGCTTGAACATCAGCATCCGTTACCAACTTCTCTGGCTTCGCGGGCTTTACAGGCTCGGCTGGCTTGGTCTCTGCGGCTTTGCGGAGGTTATCCACTTGGCCTTTAAGATCACGCAGGTCGGCGTGCAATCGAGGCACTTCAGCGTCATACATACCCTTGAGGGTCTTATATTTCTGCTGCCATGTCTCTTCCGGTACTTCCGGTTCAGTTGGCTTTGGCGTTGGCTCAACAGGTTTTGGCTCAGCTGGCTGAGGCTGTGGGTCTTGGGGAGGCTCTGCTGGCGTTGGGTCGGGTTCTGCGGGTGCAGGATTGTTGCCCTCTGCGAGCTGCTTTTCCAGTGCTTCCAGTTCTCTTAACTGCGCTTCTACTTGTTTTGGCAATGCCATTCAATTCTCCTAAAAGCTCCAACTCTGCTTAGGGCTCCTACTTCGGTCTGCCTTACACATAATGGTTTGCTAGGACTACAAAAATCGGGTCATTTGACCCGGTCGAGAATCCCGGTCGATTTTTCAACCGACTCGAGAAAATCTGCTAAGACCTCTGCGCGACCTTGTAAACGGTGGATCAAAACTGAGTCTTCGGCTAGGACAAGGGCGTCTTTCGTCTGCTCAAGTTTCTTGCGGAACAAGTCCAGCAAGGCTCCGTTTTCGTCCAGCTTGCAGCGCTGTAGCGCAAACATGTGCTGGCGGTCAGGCTTTTGGCCTATAAAAATCTTCATATGTCGTATTTATACCACTGACTTTTTTAACAGTCAACAATATTTAAATTCCGTTAGGGCGTGGCGACATCATATTGCCTTCACGTCCACCTACTTGGCTACCATCTGGGAGCATGTTCTTTGGCGCTGGGCCTGAAGTCATACCGCCACCGGGCATTCCGGGAGCCATGCCTGCATTCTGCAACTCGCCCATGATCGCTGCCAACTGTTCTTGCAACTGAGCGATGGTCTGCTGTTGCTGTTGTACAACACTTAGCTGCTGACGGTCAGGAACGATGCGGTCAATATTGCCGCTCAGGTGTTTAGCTTGGTCGCGCAGCAACTCAGCAGTGCCGTCCATACCAACGATCTGCTGAGCCACTGGGCTGTTGAGAACAACCTGCAAGAACTCGTTACGGCGAACCGCTTCGGCTTCTTTAATCACAAGGCTAGACGCACCAGTCGCAACAACGTTTACGTCGCCGATCAGGTCAGGGTCTTTGCTGTAGCGCAAGTTGTCTTGGTACAAGCGCTCGATGGCTGGCGTGATGACGTTCTTGTCGATGTTGCTAATAACCTGCTTGATACCCTTGCCAGCGTTGGAGATCAACATGGACAAGCCAGATGATGTGCGTCCTGCGCCGGGGGTGTTCTCGCCAGTCATGTAGCGGGGGATCATCGTGTCTTCGTCAGCGCGTGCAGAGAATTTCTCAAACACAGCCATCAACTCGTTGGCATTGCTCTGTGGCTGGAAGAACGTGATAGGAGGTGAATTGTCACCGTAGTCAGAAGATGAGAACTGCCAAATCTTCCATGGGTGCATGTCTGTGATGTCTTCGCCTGATGGCAAGCGAGAGATGTTGATACCAACCTGTGGGCCAGAGCTGATACCCATGTTGTTCGCAAGCGCGCGGCCTGATGCGTTCACCATCGCTTGTGCGTCACGGCACAAGTCAGTCACGCCTTTACCATCTACGGAACCGGGCAGGTTCTCATAGCTTGTGAGGTAGTAAGGCTTACGACCCAGTGGGTCGTAGTTGAGCACAGCACGAATGACGGTGCTACCGATGAGCCACACTTCGCATGGGTAGTTCAGTGCTGGGTCAGGAATCTCTTTTGGAGTCAGGCCCCACTCGAGCAGCAAGCTACCTTTGACAGAGTCCCACAACTGCAGGGCGTCGATCAAGTCACCGGAAATAATTGCCTCAGTGACGTACTTACCTTCAGCTTGCGCTTTAGATGCGTCAGACCACAGCCACTCTTTCATGCCCGATGTCGAGAAGTCGTTGAGCACTGTACGAATAGCGTCGTTGTTGTAACCGGGCACATCGATCAGTGCCTGCAAGTCATCCGCTGTCATGCGGTGACGCTCGATCACATAACCATCGCCCAAGTTCCATGACCATGGAGCCCAGTACAACATGAACGGATCAACACGCTCCCACTCGTTGCGAATCTCTTCGACAGGAACCAGTGCGTTGTTCTGCCACTTCAGGGTCTTGCGTTTACGCTTGATCGGGCCCTTCAGTACAGCGTATGGGAACGTGACGATGTCATCCAAGAATTCGTTGAACGCTTTATGCCAGCCGCCTTCATGCAACTGGTCTTCCATCTTACGTTCCATGCGGGCTATGCGGTCTGCGGACATCTCGCGCATCTCGCGCTCAGCTTCGTCTTTCATCTGCACGGCCATCGTGCGCAGCTCTGAGGGACTAGGCTGCATGCCGCCTTGCTGCAAATGAATCGCCAACTCGTTAGCCAGTCGTGCCTGCAATTCCTGCATGATCTCGGGAGGCATATCTGGGTTTGGCGTCGCTGCGATTGCCCAAGGTTTGTCGGAGCCAGAACCTAACAACGTGTCCCGCAACCAGCTTGTCGCCGCACGGCACTTAACTGAGGTTAGATTTATGTAGATATCTGAGCCGCCCTGCTCCTTGATCTCTTGCAATTTGTCTGGGTCATACTCACCGTTGCGCTGGCGCAGACACTGGAGCATGCGCTCCTCGAGGTCACGTTTCGCCGTGCGTGAGCTGTCCCAACGAGTGCGGACGTGCGCAGCCAAACCCTGAATAACGGGTTGATTCTGCATAGCGTCGCTACGCTTTCTTGACTCCGCCTCAAGGTCACTTGCGCGGGCAACTGGAATGAGAGCAATACCTGTAGCCATCAGTCGTCCTTAAATAGTTACCGCATTGTACGCCGTCATGTCAAGCGGTCAAGTGTATGCGTACCTCATTTTCTTAACTTCACGACGTTTAGCTTCCAAACCAAACCCTCTGATGTTCATGTCGATGACCGACGCTCCGTACTGCAACGCATCGTGTATGTGGCTCGACTCGTTCTTGTCAGGGCTGTCCTCCGACTCCCCGTTTTTCTTAACCTTGTACCGGTAGCCCGAGCGAAACCCTTTGATGAGCGATGTACAACGTGGGTCGATGAGGAACATGGCCTTACCTTCTAACTGCTTAGACAGCAGTCGCTCCACTGCCTCAATGCGCAGGTCTGGCTTGTTAGTCGGCGGCTTAACGCACTTAAACCCTGCGTTCTTCAGCGCGTCCACGAGCGTCATCTCGTTGAGCTGCTGCTTCATAAATCCCGCTGGGTCAGGCGCTGTCACGAACTGATACCCGGGGTATGTGTTGCCGATATGCGGCTGTAAGCGCGTAGTGATAAACGTCTCGATGCCCATGTTCTCACTGGTTAGCTCTGAGAGCACCAGTACCCGACCACGCGGGTCACGCTGCATGAACACTGCCGCAGGCGTGCGTCCGAAGTCAATCCCGATGGTGATGGGGTAGTCCGCACTCTGTATGGGCTTAAGATTTTCCTTGGCCACGTGAAAGTCTTGTGTGAACGTCCTCTGGTACACCGGAGTTCCTGACAGGCTGCGCCCCCACTTACCGTGGACGTACACGTCGATCCAGTCCTCGCTCTTACCTTCGCACAAGTCCTCGTAATAACCAGAGGGCAAGTGTTGCACCCAGTCCGCCTCGTCGGACAGACCCGAGGGCTGTATGGTCACATGAACTTTCTCAGGGTCAGCGTTGGTGAGGTACTGCTCCCAGTGTGCGTCCATGTCCGGCGGGTTGGTCGCGCCCCAGACTTTTTTCACTTGGTTGCCGTTGTCGTCCACGCAACCCTGCACGGGGTTGCCTTTGTCATCCACGCCCCACTGCGGGCGGTGCGGCACCATCATGCCGTTGGGATACCTGCCCAGACGACCAGTCAGCGCGTCGAACACGTCTGAGTTAATCTCACGAACCTCGTCCACCATGGCAAACGAAAGCTGCAGCGAGAGCAAGCGACGCACGTCGTTGGCGTCATCCAAACCCCTGAACAGCACGTCGCACTCGACGTCATCGAAGCGTAAGGTAAATCTAAGTTCCGTGCGGTGGTACACACCCGCCTGCCCCTCGGGAAACAGCCCAAGGAAGTCCTTGATTGTCGAGTCCAGCAACATCTGTCTGGTGTTACGAACCACTGCACAACGGGAGCGGCGAATACCATCTGCGCATGCTGCGACTTTGCGAGCCTCGATGGGAATCTTCATCAAGGATGCGGTGGTCTTGGTCGAGCCTACTGGCCCAACAATGAAGGACTGGAATTTATCAGAGAGGAGGTATGGGGTTACGGACTGAACTGGGGTGTAATTCACACTCATAGGTAGTCATCCCCTGCGTATTCGTAATTTTCGTCTTCAGCCAAAAATAAAGCCGGTTTTTGCACATTTTCTGCAATTTGAGGGGCTTTTTCGGGGGTTTCAGCCTCCAAAACGATGGTTTTTGGGCTCGTATTTGCAGTGCTTGGGATGTTAATTGTGATCGAAAAACCGGGGCCAGCAGTCGAAATTGCGTTGTTTTTAGGCTTCAATTCGCCCCATTCGACGAAGTTTTCGATGATTTTGGCCCTAACTGCAGCAGGAATGTCAGGGTCTCGCACCATATGGTAGGCTGTGGGCAGCAAATCTTCAGCAAGAACACGGGCTTTTGCAGCAAATGAGAAGCCATTCTCCTGCATTTCCTTCGTATAGCTGTCCACGTACCTCGTAAACTGGGGGTTTACAGAGATAGCGTCATATTCCTGTTGCGTCAAGCCTTCACCTGCAAGAATCTCAGCGATCGGGCGCATGGCCCCCACATTATTCCTAGCTATGGCAAGTGCAAGTTCGCGCAACACCTGATCGGCGTTGATTGAATTGTTCATGGGCGGAATGTAGCATGAATGCTGGCGGCTGGGAACCCCCGACCCTACGCGGTGCTCGAAAGTGTCTCCGAACCCTGTGCGCTTAACCAGCCGGGATATTGTACATGTGTTTGAATGAAATAGATAGCTGGAAAATTTTTGGAAATTAAACTATGGACATGTCGTGGAGATAAAGGGGTCTAAAAAATTGACCTTGTTATGAGAGTGACGGATACACACTACACCGGGTAGGGGG